TAGTAGTTGTTTGATACCAATTAGATGGTCTATCAGAAAACGATTTGTCCATATCACTATAGTCATAAACTAAATCGGCAAAATCATAACCAACACCTTCATCCCAAATCTGTGGGGTTAGTGGGTTGTTATTGATATAAGGAATTCTGAATAGAATTAAATCAAACGATGTGGCTCTTTTTCTACCTTGAGATGTTGAGGTATTTAATAACTCAATATCAAAAGTTGAGGTATTCACCATTCTTAAAGTGTGAACAATTGTGTCGGTACAAGTCGTAGAAATTGTACCGTCATTTATCTTCTGAAATAGTAATGAAAGGTCTAAATCGAATATGAATCTACTATACCCACTAGGATATTGAGACACTGCGGTAGAACCATAAAACAATTCCGTAACTGGGTTTCTACCAGTATTGGTGAAACTGTTGGATATGATAGTATTGTTCTTACTAAAGTAGGAGTTATTAATTGACATTTAAGTGTTTTACTTATAAATATCAATTAATTCGGATATTTTGATTTAGTATGGTATTTTCTGCGTCAGCAAGAATCGCATTAATTTCTGCGGAGGTTTGTCCATTACCCGCAGCAACAGGAATAGGGGGTGCCGTAGCCACAGGATGTACGTGACCAGTAACAAATGAAAATATTTTTCTAAGTAGTTTCATTAACTCATCACCTCTTGTTGTTGGATATGTTTTATTAAAGATACTACTTTCATCACCAATAAATTTATCTTGTGGTATACCATATAAAGTTTGGCTTAAACTAATCTTACCTTTAGGTCCTGTAGAGTCTTGTGATAGTAAATAAATTTTTTGAGCTCCCATAACACCATAGGTTACATCTGATGGGACAAACTCAGACGGGGTGACAGTTTCAGTCTTAATATCCCCTTGAGGTCCGATAATTGCAGTACCATTTTTGTTTTCCCAAACTAAAAACCACCCACTAT